CGAAGCATAAAGCATTATCTAATTTTAGAATATGATGTATGCTTTGCTCACATTGGGGGTGCTGCATTCGCAATGATGTGGGCAAATATCATGTCACTTGATATGAAACCCAAACCAGTCCGTCAAAAACATCCTGAGGCCCCCCAAGAGGGGGAAGAGGTTATGTATGTCGATTTCAATAGAGAACGACTTGAAGACCTTTACAAACAGGATAAAAATTGATATACTAAGAGGGTTACCACCCTCTTTTTTTATGATTGAGTTTCAGAGTGAAGTCCAAAACATAATCGAAACCCTTGGATGGGAAGATGATGATGATGTTGTCGTTGAAATTGGCGGCACTGTTGTCAGTGGTATTCATCAGGGTGAGAACTACAATAAGAAGTGGGCAACACCTTTTGGTGTGCGTAAGTACAACAAAGATGCGTTTATTATCATCAGTAATAATTCCCGTAGGGATTTGACTAGATCTCAACCTATGGACCGGGAACACAAACCACACCACAATACTAAATAAATTTCAAGTCAACAGAGACTATGACCTTTACGATTTATTCAAAGGACAATTGTACATACTGCACAAAAATTGAACAGTTGATGCAATTCACAGAGGTTAAATATGTTGTCTATAAATTAGACAGAGATTTTACCAAAGAAGCATTTCATGATGAGTATGGTGAGAAAGCCACCTTTCCCCAAGTAACCTATGGTTCCCAAACTATTGGTGGGTGTGCCGATACCATTAAGTTTTTGAGAGAACAAAAACAATTGCCAGAGGAATGAACGAACTTTGCTACCTTGTAGAAACCGCCATTGATTATGCATTTAAAGATAAGTTCGTATTGAACATGTATCTTTATGCAAAATCTGCTCAGTTAACTAAGAAAGATATGACTCAGTTCATCAATAGTTCTACTGCTGTTGAATTGAAAGATCTATGTCTCGAACTTGACGAGTATATTAAGGGTGGTTCAGACAATGAGCACAAACAAATTCGTGAGGGGTATGGACACATTCCCAAACCACGTGCTCGTAAGATTAGAAACTATCTTTATGGAATTTTAGAGGATGCTTTGCGCTATGAAAGAGACAAACGACCTGGCCGTAAGAGAGGATCCTAATTTACAAATAAATAAGGGCGTGGAGTTGATGCTCCGAAACAAAAATAAGAAGGAGGGATCAAAGACTTTCCAGATTAAATTTGGGAAAATGATATCTCTATTCCGTAGAGAACTTCATTTATGCCTAGATTTTTCACTAGATGTAAAAAAGAAGGAGTAGAAACATGGTTGCCACGATCTTGACAATTAGTTCATTAGTCTCTATAATGTTCTTCTTCGTCGGAGGTATGGTTGGATGGCTAGCAAAAGAGCATGTTATCAAAACAACTCCCTATCATCCAGACACTATTAATTTGCATCCTGAATTCTTTGACGAAAATGGCAATGTACTTCCAGACCAAGTGCTTGCAGTGAGATTTGAAAATGCCGAAGACTACTATGACAACGAAGACAACTAAGAAAAGATCAGTTCCTTCTCCAAAGTTAACTGATCTCCCACCTAATCCATTCCAAAGTGAAATTCTTGAACTTGTTTCTAAGGCAAGAACTCGCGCAAAAAAGATTGAACTTCTGAAACTGCACCGCAATGAAGCTCTTGTGTCCTTGCTAATCTGGAACTTTGATGAAACTGTCCTCTCTATGCTTCCAGAAGGCACTGTTCCATACAAACCTAACGAGGCACCTAAGGGAACAGAGCACACCTCTCTGAGAAGCGAGCAGAGGACGTTCTACAACTTTGTGAAGGGGGGAAACGATAAACTTTCTAAGACCAGACGCGAACTGATCTTTATTCAGATGCTGGAAGGTCTTCATCCCGAAGAAGCTGACCTGCTAATCCTTGTTAAAGATAAGGCTCTGATCAACCGTTACAATGTTAATCGTGGACATGTTGAAGAGGCATACTCTGATATTCAATGGGGTGGTCGTTCATGATGGGAATGATTAAACTCAGCCATCAAGACTGTGATCCAACATTAGCAGATGATAAGGGTCTCCCTACAAATTCTTACTTAGTAAAGTATAATGTGGAGGGAACCCTCACTCATGATATTGTGATGGCAAACAAAGCAGTCGATATCTTTGATGAGTATTACGATAAGTATAAGAAAGATTTTCTCAGGTTTGATCAGACAGAAGGAAGACTCAGACCTAATTTGTACGGAGCAAAACCAAAATCTGAGGATAAAAAGAAACGGCGATGAATGATGAGGAACTAAGAGCACAGATTGAAGTGCTAATTCGTGATGAGATTCAAGATGTTATCAACTCCTATGTCGAAGAACAAAACAAAAGTTCTAATGGAAGTGGAGTTGGTTTCATTACTCCTGAGGAAAAGAAGGAGATGACAGTGAAGATTAAAAATGTAGAAATTGATAAACTCTTGAAAGAGTATAAAGACATTAAGAAGAAAGAGAAGTCAAATATATCTGAGATTAAGAAACTGGGTCTTGTGGACAAATTTGGTAACCCACTTGACTAAATATAGAATGAGGTCTATAATAGACCTGTCGTTCATCCCTTCGGGGACGCAAGTAAGTCGCGGAACGGAGTCGTTCATCCCATGATTGATTTTCTTTTATATTCATCACTCACATGTCAGCAAGCCGATGGCATTATGCTACGGATGCTGAGCAACGAAAACGTTAACAATCAAGTTAAGGTTGAGTTGATAGAGGCCATTAAGGAATCTACACCTGAGTGCTACTGGGACGCACACGATTGAAGGAACGGGAAAACGGATCCATCGAAAGATGAGAAGGTTCAATTTCACCCAACTTTCAGGAGTAAACTCATGACTACAACAATCACTTATAGAGGGCAGAAGTACGACAAAGATGCGTACAAAGCCCGTGTGTTGGAGCAAGCAACACAACAACGTAACCACAATCTAATGTATCGTGGTATTAAGATGGAACGCAAGTTCGCATCGAAGAGCTGATTGTTAAGGGAGGTTTCATAACCTCCCTTTTTTTGTAAATTATTTCGAGAACTTCATTAAGTTAGCATACGCTGACTAAATATTGATAGAATTGGAGAGCGAATGAACCAAAAGTCTTCGTAATCGTCCTATCAGGAGAAATTATTATGCATAATCTATTATCGTACAACCAATTAGCAGGATGGAAACTGTCCATTGACAAATTAGCAAAGACCTTAGATAAGACCATGGAAGAATCGGATCTTATCAACGATTACTATGACTGCTTGATTGAATGTGACGAAAAACAAGCTACATGCAAACGTATTTGTAGGAGCGTTCTAGCTTAGTCAATAAACAATTGAACCAAAAGGTGGGGAGGGTTGACTACCCTCCTTTTTTAATGCTATAATATAGTCTACGATCTAATTTTTATGGATAAAGAAACACTCAAACTGATCGTCAAAAATTTAAAATCTCTGATCAATGTTCTAGAATCAGAGGTCTATTCTGACGTAGAAGCATATAAATATCAAGAGAGTCCCTCTGAGATTAGTGATTATGATGAAGTGTTCTATGAGGGAGACGATAGTGTGTAGTGTCAATGAAAGACAAGAAGGCAATCAAAAAGATTATCAAACGTGCTAAGAAACATCCTGGATGGTATACACAGGAAGAAGTATTGTATGCTAAACTAATGAAAAGGACATTGAAAAAGAATGAATGCAAAACTGATAACATCAACTCCTGATGCTGAGAAGACAATGGCTTATGTTGCCAGAGTCTCCAATCCAAACAATCAAGAGAATGAAAATTATTCTGGTCTTTTAAAATATTGTATCAAGCATCAACACTGGTCTGTGTTTGAGCAAGCATATATGACATTGGAACTGAGCACGACCAGAGGACTGGCAGCCCAAGTGCTTCGCCACAGGTCATTTACATATCAAGAATTTTCACAACGCTATGCTGATAGTTCCTTACTCGCGGAGGAGATCCCTCTACCCGAACTACGCAGACAAGACACCAAGAATCGTCAGAATTCTATTGATGACATTGATCCGTTCACAAGACAACAGTTCCAAATCAAAATACAAAAACATTTTGAAGAGGGAATGAATCTCTACAAAGAGATGCT